AACAATCGGTTACGATACCGAGCAGATAACTAACGAAGTAACACTTACAACCGTGTCAGGTTACGGACCTATAACTCGCAAAAATACGAACTCGGTAGAACTTTACGGTTCACTTTCAAGCGAAATAGTTACCAGGCATTACAACGACACGGACGCCGAAACATTCATAGACCAATTAACTTTAGGTGAACCACAACGTCGCGTTCTGGACATATCGGCTCGAGTAATAAACCGTGACGGTACAGTAAACAAAAACTTGCTCCGTGAACCTATGGACGTCTGCAACGTCACAATAAATAACGCCAACCTTGCTATAGACGAAAACTATTACATAACACGAATAACTCACACACTCACGCCGGACCAATGGCTTACTAATATGGAACTATGGAGAGGCCGCTAAATGCCTAGAACTACCGTTGTCGCTGGACAGGTCGCTACCGCCGCCCTGGGTAATAACTTTATGCAGCTCACCTACGACCAGCCACGCAACTATCTACTAAATGGCCATATGGAAGTTTGGCAACGTGGAACAACAGCATTACCTGGAGCAACATCGGGAACAGTAGGTTACACAGCCGACCGTTGGCAAGCCTATCGAACAGGTTTCGCAGCTGGACTTACAGGTTCTCGAGTTACTGGCCCTACTGGAGCAAGATACGCGCTACGCATTCAGAGAGACGCGGATAACACAAGCACGTCAGCAATTCAGGTTTATCAAACTTTAGAAACGGCACAGGCCATAAATCTCGCTGGCCAGCAGGTGACCTTTAGCGCCTGGATACGTAAAGGCGCTAACTTTACTGGTTCTATTACTATGCGTATTCTTTACGGAACCGGAACCGACGGCCGCATAACTGGAACTTTCACAGGCCAAACAACGCTTGTTAGCCAAACTAAAACACTATCGACAAGCTGGGTACAAGCCTCAGTTACCGGAACTTTACCTAGCACGGCCTCAGAAATCGCCGTCGGTTTTCAATACGTGAATACTGCGAGCACAGCAGGTATAAACGATTATTTTGAGTATTCACTAGCCCAATTAGAAATTGGTGCAACACCTAGTCCGTTTCATATGAACGGCGGAAACATTAGCGCAGAATATGCCGGTTGCCAAAGGTTTTACCAGCGCATAGGACTAGCTAACGGTAATCCCCTGGCTATTGGTACAGGTTCAGGAACTACTACTACAAACTTTGTAGTACCTATCGTTACCACTATGCGAATCGCACCTAGCTCCGTAGCGTTTAGTAATATTCAAATGACCGACGGGACCGGAACTACGACAGCCATTACAGGTTTATCAGTTTGGAACTCTAGTCCCGATAGAGTTGGATTAGCAGCGACGCACGCTCTAAACGACTCGGCCCACCGGCCATACTTTTTATCTTGCTCAAACTCGGCAGGATACATCGAACTAATAGCAGAACTATAGGAGTAAAAAAATGCCTAAAGAACAAGAACCAGAAATCATCGAGGCCCCAATCTATATGGAGGCAGCCCCGTTTCCAGCACCTCCAGTAATCAAACAAGAAACCGAGTAAATGGACGAGGCACCGAAACCTACTAGCACGGCCGCATTACTAACAGACATAAGTAATCGCCTGGCAGTAATCGAATCACGCCTAGAAGTAGTCGGTGACCACGAAACACGTATTAGAGACTTAGAAAAAGCGCGCTACCAGTCCGCGATTATTATTAGTTTATTTTCGTCCATATTCGTTGCCGTAATAGTGACCTTTATTTCTAGGAGTATCTAAATGATAGACCCAGCGACATACAACATAGTTTGCCCCCAGGGAGCGACTTTTGACCGGACTTTTACATTCAGAATCGACGACGCATTAGTAAACCTAACTGGCTATACTGCCGCTATGAAACTACGAGCAAGCCCTAAATCTACTTCCGTACTCAGTTTGGTAAATGGTAGCGGAATCACTTTGGGCGGCGCAGCTGGAACTATCGCGCTAGGCATTACAGCTACTCAAACACAGGCAATAGAGGCCGGTAAGTATTACTACGACCTGGAGCTAAAACAAGGCGAAACGGTGACCAGACTTTTACAGGGAGAGTTTTTACTAACATCGGAGATAACTTATGAGTAGCGCAACGCTTACAGTAACGGAAACTAACGCCGTTATTTCGCTAGGCATTACAGGACTACAAGGCGCGACAGGTCCCACGGGCGCTACTGGCGCTACTGGCGCTACTGGCGCTACTGGAGCGACTGGTTCTGGTTATTCAGGTGTCAGCTCGACCACAACCGTTTCATTCTCTAACGGCCTAAAAACTTTTACAGCAGTTTCCGGGAATACTGGAGCGTTTCAAGCTGGCCAACGTATTCGAGTTATTTCAACCACAACCTCTATTTATTATCTAGAGGGTAAAGCAACATACGTAGGCGGCGGAACCATTATTATTACCGTCGATAAATATAACGGTACAGGCTCACACAATGCCTGGACGTTTGCAGTAGCCGGCGAAGTCGGATTGACTGGAGATACTGGCGCTACTGGCGATACAGGCGCTACTGGCGATACAGGCGCTACTGGCGCTACCGGGCCGTCATTCTTTGAACCTTTTATGACCGGCGGATATTATCGTCCGTTCGTGGGAGGCGGTACAGGTGTAGTCGCAGGCGCAAACACTCTCTACGCGTTTATGCTTACAGTACCGAGCTCGGTAACTCTCGACCAAATAGGTGTAACAACTACGACAGTTACAACAGCCGGAACCGTCCGTTTAGGTATTTATAACAACGATAACGGTAAACCCGGCACCCTCGTCGCGGACTACGGAACCGTTGCCTATTCGCTCTCGAGCACGTCATACACAATCACCATTAGCCAGACTCTAGCAGCTGGTAAATATTTCATAGCAGCGGCCTCACAATCGGGCTCGTCGACCTGGCTCGGAACTAGCGCAACATTCTCAGGGTATACAGCACCTACTCAGAGAATCACCGCAACCTCGTCGGCCGCGTTCGCAACTGGTTGGCTACAAGGGTCGGTAAGCGGTTCATTCCCTAGCACCGGTGCGTCTATGACTCCTGGTAACGTCGGTTTAGTCCCATACGTTAGAGTCGCATAATGACAATCTATAAAGAACCGTTCCCTGCCAGTACAAGAGGCGACAAGTTTGGCAACCTTGCCGAGTATAGAAATGGCCGTCCACACCGTGGACAAGACTGGGCGGCTGGAGCAGGTAAAACCATTCCGGCCATTACAGCCGGTAAAGTAATCGCCAACGAATGGAGCGAGAGTCTAGGCTGGACTATTACTCAAAATACATCCGACGGGTTATTCGTACTTTATGCTCACCTAGCCGAACAACCTAAACTCTCTGTAGGCCACGCACTAAAGTTGGGCGACGCAATCGGTAAAGTAGGCTCGACTGGTACATCTACCACCGGCCCTCACTTACACCTTGCAATCGCTAAAAGCAAGAACGTAGCACAATGCTTATACGAAAAACTTATCGACCCACTAGGTTACATCCTCGCTAACCAAGCCCTACAAGTATCTCAAACCAAGAAAGTTACCAAGAAATGAAACTCGACGCAGAAACTAGACTCTGGATATACAGAATCGTAGGCTCTCTAGTACCTATCCTGGTAACGGCTGGTACGCTAACCGAGGGACTAGCCTCGCAAGTAATGAACCTAGTCGCCGCACTCTTGTCGGTCGGTAGTGCTACACTCGCCGCAAGGAATATAAACAAGTAACAAACTAAAAAAGGATAAAGATTATGGCTTATGCCAACAAAGATTATATTGACGTTGCCACCCGTATTCGGGACTTTAAGAGCAACTACCCCGAGGGTTCACTCCAACAAATACGCCTTGAAGTGATTAGCGTAGGAGACCAGCTCGGTATTTTGTATGTAGCCGCAGCTTACCGAAACCCTCTCGACGAACGCCCGGGTATTGGCACCGCGTTTGAACCGGTACCGGCCGTAAATGCCTCTATGCGAGGTTCGGAGGTTATGCTCGCAGAAACGTCCGCCTGGGGACGTGCGCTAGTAGCAATCGGAGCAGACACTAAACAAGGTGTAGCAAGCGCCGACGAGATACGTAACCGACAATCGCCTCCAACGCCCGACAGCGCCGCTCTACTTGCTCGAGCTAATGAACTATCGTTTATCAAAGACTTAGAGGGACTACGAACCTTATACGCCTCTAATAGCCAAGCCGATACTAAAGTATTGGGCGAGATTAGAAAATTGGCCGAGGCCATAAAATAAAAACCCCGCTCGAGGAAGGATAAGAAACTCGAGCGAGGCTACATAAACTCTACCAAAGGATTCTATAAAATGTCGTACCCATCTGTAGCAGCTGTACTAAATCACTCTCAAGCTAGTACGTCGGCTCGCCTTGTTTTAGTGACTATCGCCTATTTCGAGTCCGATACTGGAGCGTGGCCGGCACAAGAAACTATTTCCCGTATGACTGGCCTATCTTTACGCAGCGTAAAACGGGCCGTAAAAGAACTTTCCGAACTCCACGAACTCGACGTTATTGCCGACTCTGGCGATACGTGGGGAGCACGGAAAACAAACCGCTATTTTATCATTCTGGAATGCCCGGACGGTTGTCGAGGTGACTTGTCGCATAAACAAGTTAGCGCCGAAATCGTAAATCTGGCACCGATTAGGCGCAGTCAAATAGTGCCAAATCTGGTAACAATAGGGGACACCAGAGGTAACAATAGGGGCCAAATAAGGTAACAATAGGTGTCACCCACGGCACCTAATCTAAGTAATTAACTTATTAAGAACAAGAAAGAACATTAATATGGCAAAAGTTATTATTTCTGGAGATGTAAAAGACTCTGGAGACTACCACGCTGGTAAATACATCAACGTTTGGGAACACTATGTTGGCTCAGACGGTAAAGAACGTAACCGACTCTGGACTCTATGGACTACTGGAAACCCTGGCATTATGCCTGGAGACTGGCTCGAGGCCGAGGGTATTCTTTCAACGTCCGTAAACGAATGGACCAAAGAGGGTGTTACTCGCCAAATCGTAAACCACTCGCTCAACTCAGTTTCGATTATCAAACACAACCCGGTAGTCCCTAAAGAACGTGAAAGCAGTCAGGACGAGGACGACCGTCGTAAATACGGTTCAGGAATGGCACCGTTCTAATGTTATTTATTCCAGGATTACCACGTCCACAAGGCTCTAAAAAGGCTTTCAATCGTGGAGGCCGTATCGTGCTAGTCGAGGCAGCGGCCGGACTCAAAGAATGGAGAGAGCTAGTCGGTGTTGTCTACCTGGCGCATAGGACCGAGTTTCACGCTCGCCCAGCAGCAGTAGTCGTAGACGTTATTTTCTTACTACCCCAAATCAAGAAACCCAGGCAACGCTACCCGACTGGTAAACCAGACATCGACAAGCTATCTCGAGGAATACTCGACGCGCTTACAGGTATCGCCTACGATGACGACTCTCAAGTAGTACAACTAAACGCGCAAAAGGTTTACACGTTTGAACAACCGGGCGTCTACATCACTGTTTCGGCCATAAATAACGATTATGTAACGACTCGCAAAATAGACGCATAAAGCGTGACTAAGGGTTATCTTAGTTATGCAACAACCAAACAAACAAAGGATAAAAAATGAAAGAAACAGCACTAGCACTAAACGTATTATTTATTGGCTCCGTAATCGTGTACGGAGTAGCAGCCCTATTCACTTACAACATCCAGCTAGGACTATTGCTTGTAAGTTTCCCAGTAATCTCCCTCGCACTATCTATCATCGGCCGCAACAAATGAACGCCGAGGAATACACACCCAACGAGGAAACCGTACAACTCGGCGGTGCAATCTACGAGGCCCGCGCATTAGGCGAGGCTCTAATAAACAATCCCAACCTAAAAGCATTCGCAGCTTACCGGCGCGCTATGACTCGCCTAGCAAACCTTATGGGAGTAGACAACCTATCAGTAGCTCGAGCAGTCATTATCCAAGACGAACTCGATGACTACTACGTATCCAAGTTTGCAGCCACTAAATGATTCTCTGGCCAACCCATAAAGCCAAAGCGGCAGCACGTAAAAAACTCAAAATCAAGAAACGCAACACAACCATAAATAGACAGGCCAAACAATGATTACCGATTACAGCGAACGAATACTAGGAATAGTTGAATCAGTAGACCAAGTAGCCCGGATACGTGAACGAATGGCTTTTATAGCAATACTTGACGAGGAACTAAAACACGTCACAACGCAACTAGAACTCGATTTACTGGACCGCATAAAAGGCGCGGTAGACCACCGACACAAGAACGGAGTAGAGAAATGGGAAAGCTCGCAGGACTAAACCCAGACAAGCCTGTAGAACCGTGTAAAGTTGGCCGCCTCTTATTAGAACTTGACTCCGACGACGCGCAAGTATTACTAGAGGCTATGTCTAACCCTAAATGGACTAGCCGGGCCCTGGCTAAAGCCCTAAGCGAGCGCGGAGTAACTATTACTGGCGATACTCTCAAGTCTCACACGGTAAAGGCTTGCCGGTGCTCGAGAACCTAGCGCCACCCGAGGACGAGCCAGCCGACGTAAAACTACTGAGAGCAGCCCTCAGACGGTCCAACACGGCATTAGCAGCCGCTAAAGATAGAACAGAACACCTCGTTGAAGTAACACGCTCAGGCGCGTTTGACGCTATGGTCGCACTAGGCGGAATACCACGAGTACAGGCACCGACCAAAGATAAACGTAAAGGCCGAGCCGAAGTCGCACTCTGGGTTATGGGCGACTGGCAAGGTTCCAAAGTAACTACCAGCTACAACTCACAAGTAATGCGTAATCGAGTACTACAGTTCACACAACGCGCAGTAGACATAACCGAAATACAAAGAACACATCATCCCGTACGCGAATGCTACATAGCGTTCACAGGCGATATGGTCGAGGGACTCTGGAACTACAGTAATCAAGTTTGGGAGGTCGACTCAACGCTATTTGAGCAATACGTAAACGTCTCACGCCTAGTAGTAGACGTAATCCGGGTAGCACTATCAAACTATGAACGAGTAACAGTCGTACCCGAATGGGGAAACCACGGCCGTATAGGTTCAAAACGCGACGCGATACCACGCAACGACAACGTAGACCGTATGTGTTACGAACTTGCCAGGCAACTACTAGCTGGAGAGAAACGCCTCACGTTCCAGGAATGCCCAGAGGACATACAACGAATAGAAATCGGCAACTACCGCGCCCTAGTCCTACACGGAGACGAAGTAGGCCGCAACGGTTTCGCCTCGCCAACCGCAATCGTTACGCACGTAGCCAAATGGAAATCAGGCTCTTATCCCTGGCAGTTTAGAGACGCATACATCGGCCACTATCACACACACGCAGAATGGGCGCTACCAGACGGACTAGGCTCCGTGTATCAAACAGGCTCAACCGAATCAGACAACCGATACGCCGGAATCACTATGGCCTCAAGCGCAACACCCACCCAGCGCCTACACTTCATAGACCCAGACAAGGGACGAGTAACCGCAGCGTACAAAGTCTGGCTCGACTAATGACATATCAACCAGCATTCGACATCGACTACACCCGTGGACTCGTAGGAGAGAACCTAACTAAAACCTTTCTCAACGACCTAGCCGGCTCACTAATAGAAGTAAAAACGGACTATCGTGCACACGAGACCGGCAACGTGTACGTAGAAACACACCAATACCCTAAAGGACAACGCGAATACCACGAACCCTCGGGAATAAACCTCTCAACCGCAGACTGGTACGTATTCGCTGGCCCAGCCAACACCGGGTTTATAGCCATAAAGAAAGCCGAGCTACTCACCCTGGTAAGAGACTCACCTCGAGCAGAAATAGCAGCAAACAACATAAACAGTAACCAGACACGAGGACGCCTGGTACGTATCCAACACCTACTCGACACTATCTACAGAAAGGTATAACTATGGCCGAATGGCACAGCTCTAAAGAATGGCGCAACGCTCGAGCCAAAGCAAAGCAACACCTCGAACCTATCTGTGTCATATGCAACAAGGACTTGATAGGACAGGACTGGACCATAGACCATATCATCCCCGCAGGACCAGACGGAGACCCAGACCACAACCTAAGCAACCTCCAGAGTATGTGTCGCGAATGTAATGGCCGTAAGAAAGATAGAAAGCCCACGAGACGTTCGTGGATAAACCCGAAATGGACGATACCAAATGGATAAGCACAGACAAGCACTAGGCACCCCGTTTTTTCTGAGGACGCTGCACCCCCACAGCAGGTGCAGAGACGTTATAACGCGCAGGGTTGGATTATTCGGAGATAGGCTAGAGAAATGACCCTAGAATCGCTCGAGACGTGGCTATCCGGCCGTGAACTCACGCAGGAGCAAGCAGTTTTAGCCAGCCTTGCCTATTCGCTAGCCCGCTCGTTTGACGATAAGCCTCTGACGTCGACGGCCGCGGAACTCCGCAAAACCGTGGAGGCTCTAGCTCGTAGTTTCAAGCTCGAGGTCGTCGAGGAGGACCCGTTAGCGGAAATGCTTAGGCGCTAATGACTCTCCAACTACCGGCACGATATACACTCCCACTTTCTGAGGAGTTTGTTAGTGACGGTGACCTACTAATCGAGGTTGCCGAAAGGTTTCTTTACACTAAAGAGGACCCAAATACGCCTATACGTTTAGACGACTGGCAGAAATGGCTTATACGTCGAGTCCTGGAACGATACCCGGACGACTGGCACGACGAGGCTCGAGCCGGCCGTCTACGCTGGCGACAATGCGTAATCTCAATGGCTCGCCAAAACGGTAAGAGCACCCTAGCCCAGATTCTAGCTATTTACGGCCTACTATTGCACGAAACTGGACCTACCGTTATTGGACTTGCCTCTAGTGCCGACCAGGCTCGTATTATTTACGAACGAGTACTTTATTCAATCCGCGCCGAACCTCACCTGGCTAAACGTTTCAAAAAAGCAACCGAGCACCGCGGTATACACCTAGCAGACGGCTCCGGAACTTACCACGTAAAAGCAGCTCGAGAGAAAGCTGTACAGGGAATCACGGTTAGCCTCGGTATCGTAGACGAATGCCATATTATCCCTCCGGGCCTTTACTCGAGCCTTACGTTAGGTGCCTCAACCCGGCAGGACGGGCTTATTGTCGGTATCACTACCGCAGGTGACGAGAACAGCGTGACGCTCTCTCAGCTGTACACTACCGGCGCTCAGGCCATAAACGGAGACCCAGACCTAGAACGTTTCGGGTTTTTTAGTTGGGAGGCTCCCGAAAACTGCGAACTATTCGACCCCGACGCTATTCGAGCCGCTAACCCGGCCGTGGCCTGCGGTCGCGTGTCGCTCGACTCAGTTATTACAGACCTAAAAACCATTCCCGAACACGAGGCCAGACGTTATCGCCTAAACCAGTTTGTATCCGGTTCGCGCGACACCTGGCTACCGCCAGAACTATTTATAAAAGCCGCCGGACAGGGAATCAAAGAACGAGATGGTATCGTCCTCGGTATAGATATGACTAAAAACTTTACAAACTGTGTAATAGCCGCAGCTGTCAAAGTTGGCAACGAATACGAAACCGAACTACTAGCCTCTATCGTTCAACCCACAGAATACGAAATAGCCGAACTTGTTATTCGTATCTGCCAAAACTATCGAGTAATCGGAATCGCTCTTGACGACAGGTTTCTACACTCCCTTAGCCGACGGCTAAAAGCGGCCGGGCTACCAGTCTGGTCGCTATGGTCCAAAGAAATAAACACGGCCTGCGGAACCGTTTACTCGATGTTTGCTAACGGTAGAGTCACACACGCTAACGACCCGCTACTAGTGCTACACAACTCTCGAGGACTTACTCGCTATTACGGAGAGTCCTGGCAGATTAGTCGTAAGGAATCACTCGGAGACATCGACGCGCTACTTGCTACCGTATTCGCCCTCTATGTAGCCGCGACTGCCGAAAGCAACGGTATCGGAGTCCACTAAAAGTATTTCGACACGCCGTTACGGGTAGCAGGTAAAGATAAACCCCGCTATTCTTGTTCTATGGCTACCTTTTGGGAACGTCTAATGGGGCGCGAGAAAATCCAAACGCGCGAGGTCGTTATCCCTACCCGTTCAAGCTCGACGGTATCGACTTACAGCGCTCTATCGCTTACAAGCGTTTATCGTTGCGTCCAGATTATTGCTACGCCTATCGCTAAAGCTCTACCTTTGGAAACTTACCGTTACGCCGGAGGTGTCGAGGTAAAAATAGATAACCCTCTCCTTGTCAGTAACCCTAGTTTGCAAGAGTCAAAAAAAGACTTTATTTTCGCTACCGTTACAAGCCTGGCTCTAGAGGGTAATGCTTTCTGGTTC